GAATTGGGCTTTCATGGAATGCCCTTGTTAACTTTAGACAAGCTGACAAGAACCTATATAGAATAAGGTTTGTTCAAGAAGGTACTTGACATTCCTAATAAAACTGTATATAATAATATTATTAACATACGTTAACATACGATACATAAGGAGATACATATGTCGTTAGATACACTAAAGAGGTCCAATTCGTTGGACAAACTGCTCGGTGCAGTTCAAATTGAAAACGCCCCCCAAGAAAAGAAGTCCTATACGGATGACCGCCTTTGGAAGCCTGTGGTAGATAAGACGGGTAACGGTTATGCCGTTATTCGTTTTCTTCCAGCGGTTGAAGGTGAAGACCTTCCTTGGGCAAAGGTCTGGAACCATGCGTTTCAGGGCCCTACTGGTCAGTGGTATATTGAGAACTCTCTCACTACCGTTGGTCAGAATGATCCCATATCAGAGATGAACTCTGCATATTGGAACTCAGGCGTTGAATCTGATAAGGAGATTGCTCGCCGTCAGAAGCGTAAGTTGCAGTATTTTGCAAACATCCTTGTTATCGAAGATTCTACTAATCCTCAGAATGAGGGCAAGGTTATGCTCTATCGCTTTGGTAAGAAAATCTTTGACAAATGCATGGAAGCAATGCAACCAGCATTCAAGGATGAAACACCCGTAAATCCTTTTGACTTTTGGGAAGGTGCGAACTTCAAGTTGAAGATTCGTAAGGTTGATGGTTACTGGAACTATGATAAGTCAGAGTTCGAAGCACCATCTGCTTTGTATGATGATGATGAACAGATTGAAGCGGTTTGGAAGAAGGAGTATCCTCTGTCAGAGTTTACTGCGGCTACCAACTTCAAGTCATATGAGGAGTTGAAGACTCGTATGAATACTGTTCTTGCAGGGACTACTACGGTAGGAACTGCTGCAGCAGTGATGGAAGATGCGCCGTGGGTTGAACCCAAGGTGGATACGAAACCCACTCCTGCGCCTACTGCTGATAAGGATGATGAGGACACTATGTCCTACTTTGAAAAGTTGGCAAACGAGTAGAGAAGGGGGGGATTTATTCCCCCCTTTTTAATAACCTAGGCCATATCCCTGATTAAGTTTGGCATACTTAGTCTTAGTTAATGAATGTTGACCGGACGGCGCGGTTGATACAACACTACTTGATGTTGGTGCATTAATAATAGTTGGCGCTGATCCACCGACATTATTTTGTGCGGATGCAGCGGTTGCCGCGATTTTCATATCCTCTAATTTTTTGCCATTTGACTTGGCCCCCTTTGCGAGGCTGGGGGAATTAATTTTCTTTGCAATAGCTTTTTTCAGATCGATGCTAAATTGCTGTCCCTTCTTCTGAAAGATACGGATGTCCTTATTCGGGTTCCTCTTCTTATCATAAAAGGCGCCGGTGCGTATTTTGTCAGTTTTAGCTGTATATTTTCCCACGCCGGACATTTCCTTGAGCTCTGCCACCTTAGATTCTTTTTCCAGTTTTTCACCCACCGCCCGGGATAGACCCAGCGTATCGCTGGCCATCGCCCGGGCGATGGATCTGTCATGTTTCATAGCAGCGATCATGTCCTCAGTTTTCGTTGTCTTAAAGGAGAAATCCTTTTCGTTGCCCGTGCTGCCGGAGAGGTTTTTCTGGCCATATATTCCTAATTTCTTTGCTTCTTCGACCATCCTTGGGTCTGAACCGCCACGTACTTTAGCGTATGTTTTCCCGTCGCCGAAGGCGCTCGAGCTGGTCTTCCATTTTTTATCAAATTCTGCTATTTTCCTTTTGAGTTCCTTATCTTTGGCGCTCCGTTTCAGCCCTTGTGTTTCCTTAATCTTGCTTGTTAGTCCCTTTGCAATGGCTAGCATTCTATTAGCCTGTGCCTTTTTGGGGTTGGATGCAACACTATCTGTTGGTGGTGCTGCTGCATCAACCTCAGGCTTCGTCGGTAACTTCGCCGAACGCTTCGTCGGTAACTTCGCCGATGCTGTCTTCATGATCGCCTTAACGGAATTATCCATAGACTTCGGCGCGGCATCACTCTTCACAGGAAGAAACTTCGCCTTTTCAGCAGCAGATGTTCCGACCACGGCTGCCTTAACAGCATCAACCTTAGAAAGAATCGCGGTTATTTGTGAATTATCTATTGCTCTGGTTATGGCCTGTTCGGTCAGGCCATACTTCATCTGAGCAACCTTTGCAGCAACATTTGATGGACCACCCATCGGCATAGCTTGACCTTCTAGTGCAGCAAGTTTTGCTTTATCAGCCGTCAAATTTTTCTCAGTGTATCCTATACCCATTACTGTTGATGTTCCACCAGCAGTCTTTTTTCTTAACTCAGAAACTTCTTTGCGTCGTTTTATTTCTGCCTCTGCCTTTGCAAAGTCACTACCCGCAGCACCAAGCACTGCGATTGCCTCGGCCGCTTTCATGAGTTCTGGAACTTTTTTAGCCAGATCAATCATCTTATCAATTGGACCGCCACCACCAAACAAACTAGTCGATATCTTGGTGAAAGTACCACCACCGAAACCATCAAGTGCTTTCTTGATAGCGACAATACCTCTCGCAGTATCAATCATCTTCAAGCCGGGTATCGCACTCAACTTTTCAATCTGCGCCGTGGTTGCCTCAGTACCAGCAGTTTTCAAGCTCGAAATTTTATCAATAACATGACCAATACTATCGCCAACAGCTTTAATAGTGTTCCCTATAGCACCACCAATGGAATCAACTACGGTAGCTATGCCCTCTAAAACCTCCTTCAGACCCGACCCAAATTTATCCACAACTACAGCAATGCCCTCAAAGACTAATTTAAGTGCTGCCCCAAAAAGCTTGACCATTTTACCAATCGGTTCAAATGAATCTTCTAGCAACCAAAGCGCAGCAGTAACAGCAGCAAGTCCAAGAAGAACCAGTGGTTTTGCTATCGCTGCAAGGCCACTAGCAATTCCTTTGAGGATTCCACCAATAAATGCACCGATACCTTTACCAGCTGCTTTACCCATAGTAGCAAGGCCTTTTGCAGCTTTAACCATTCCACCACCTTTTCCAACGCTTGTGGCACCACCCGCTACTTTCCCTGCGGCACCTTTGCCGCCGGGCATGCCGGGAATTTTCTTTACCAAACCACCAATTCCGCTTAGCAGACCACCTAAAGCACCCTTTAATGGACCAAATATTTTTGCCAACTTTGAGGCAACCAATAATCCTGTGACAGCAGTTATTCCAATGACAACTCCCCCAAGACCGCCTACATCACCAAACAGTGCTTTGATACCTGTCCACAATCCACCACCTTCACCAAAGAAGGCATTATAAAATTCTTTTAATTTTGGAATAATTGTACCCTGTATAAACTTTGTCATTTTCTTGAAGGTATCACCTTGCAAAAATTCGCCAAGGGCAAACAGCATCCCACCAATCGCAAGAGTAGAGAGAAGTGCCATACCACCTAATGCAGCGACCTTCAACCCCTTCTTACCCATCGCAAATAGACCACCAATTCCAGCAGAAATCTTATCTAGACGGGAACCATCCTTTTTCATTAGCGCTTGACGTTCAACTTCAAGTTCCTTTTTCTTCGCTTTAGATATATCTGGGTTTTTAATTCTTTCTTCTAATGCTTCTTTATTTGCCTTATAGTTAAGTTTGCCAAATTTTTTGTCATCCTCTGCGATCTTACCTTGATCTTCAAGTTCTTTCCTTCGTGTAATTGCTTCACCGACAGTTGTTTTTGATAACTCTTGCTCTTTTTTTGTAGCCTCTCTTATATCCTCATTCATTCTTTCCAGTTTTTTCACATTGTCTTTATGTTCTCTGGTCCTTTTGTCTGTGGACTCACGAACTTCTTTACGCAAATCAGCCAACTCACGCACTTGCGTCTGCTTTGCATCCTCTGTTTTTCGCTCATTAGACCTTTGCAATTCTTCAATTGCTTTTGGTAATTTTGATGCAATTTCTTCTAAACCGGCCATGACTCAGGTTCCTTATTTCTTAGGTTTGCTAAGTGCTTGTGCGCCAAAGAAAGCTGCAACGATACCAGCAACCGCAATGAAGTATACTCCCGCCATGTCACCAAGAATCTTGGCTGCCTGGTCCATATTGAAAATTGTTGCGAGGATTACGATAATAGGATACATTAACATACCACCAAGTGAGTACCATGCCATAGTGCGTTGTGCATCACGCATTGCGTCTGCATCTTCAAGTTCTTTACGCTTAAACTCTAGGTACATCTGTTGCTGATCAGCACTAAGTTTACCATCACCATTAGTATCTGCTGGGTGGTAACCTGCTTCCTTGGTTTCTTCTTCTCCCATTGGATTAACTCCTATTTTTTTCTTTGTTGTTTTTCGTACTCCGCTTTCTCATCCTCTAAATGTTTTATCAATAATCCGATATATATTTCTCGTTCCCAAGGTAACATATTTTCCAGATCAGTCAAACTCCAATTATGATGTTGAATCATTCCAAAGTTTGTTTTATAGTAGTTTACTATGCTGTCATGAGACAGCCCTATACCAAAAAACTTTCCAATCCCTCCAACAGTACCTCGCCCTTTACTTTCGTCTTAGGATTGACCACATCAATAACATGTCTAACTTTTGGCATCGTCTCAAAGAAATTTAAAACATTATCCATTTGTTCAGTATTCATAGAATCAATAAATTCAATAAGTTCATCTTTAGTCATATCAACTCTGTTAATTATTTCTTCTCCTGATGTAATTGTTGCAACACAATCATGAATCATGACCAATGCCTTTTCAAAATCAGTTAGATCAGATGACATCCCCTCCATATCTTTAAGTCTAGGATACCTAAGATTAACACTAACATCGTCTGTTATTTCAATGTCCTGAGTATGTTCCAAACTCATCTGGACTTGAATATCGTCAATATTGACCTCAACTTCAGTTTGTGTCACATTGTCATCTGGACATGTAATATTCAAAGTTACCTTAGAACCAACAGATTTTGATCTCAACTGTAAGAACACATATTCTACATCAAACATAGGACTGGACTCTGCATTTATAGAATCAAAAGTACATGCAGATATTAAATGATTAATCGCAGAAGCAATCTCTGTGTCATCTCCAGATTCTTGGGCAATCATCAGAATTTTTTGTTCCTTGACCAAGAATGGTCTATATTTAATTTCCTCCTGTGTTGATGGTAGTGTTAATGTATATTCGGAAGTTTTTAGTTTAGGTAATGCCATAATTTATTCATCCTCTATTATTATATGCTTAACACCTTCGGCCTGTTCGCATTGATCGTTCGTGTTGCACCTGTGGGTGCAGTATCAAGAGCCTTCTCAAGAAGGTTCGGTGGTTGGTTGGTAATGTCGAGTGTCTCCCAATACCTATATTGCATGCTTATAGGTATCTTTATGATATCTGAAGCTTCAGTATAAGATAAGGAACTGGCTCCAATTTCTTTTGGATAACACTCCATAAGTCTAAGTCCATAACGCCGTTTGTTATTTATGTCAAGAATATATATATCTACCACTTTGATATAATCCTTGTAATAACCAACATTCCATGTGCCTTTGTCCCATGCAAGTTCTTGCCAAGATTCAAAGAATACCCTTTCTTCAAGGTCACTGCTTGCTTGGAATGTCATAGCAATGGTGCCGCCGAACATGACGCCATCAACAATCTCTGGTGCAATACCATATATGTTAGAATCGGGAGCAGTGTTAAGGTTTCTTCCCGGTAAATCAATTGCTTCGCATCGCATGGAAACTTTTCTTGAATCCCCGTGTCCGGGTGATGTGATAATAACCTCGTACCGGCTTGGGAGAGCGCCACCATCTTTATTTAATTCAGCCAGGAAGTTGTTCATAGCAACACTTCCCTTTGGTTCTATAAATTTCTGAACTGTGGGTGATGTAGCCATTAGATCATTGCCCTCGAATCTTTCCATACCGCAGCTGCATCTGCCTTCTTAAATCTCTGTACAGGTAGTAGAGTTGCAATTGTAAATTCATCTGCATCAATCCTACGAAACTGTGACTTGGTTTGTCCAGCAAGGTATTTGTGTATGGTTGGTT